TTTTCTTTTTTTGAACGTTTTTTGAATATGTGTAATGACTTTTGTTCTTGGACTTAAAGAAATGTGTCTTGGACTTAAAGAAATGTGTCTTGGACTTAAAGATGGGACTGTTGGATCTAATGCTGCTAATTCTTCGTGAGGTGTCTGTGCTATTATATTTATAGTTCTTCTTGTTGCTAATCTATTTTTAATATTTCTTCCAATATTTCTTAATTTTGCTGTTTTATTTTTTATAAAGTCCATATATATTAGTATTCTATTTTTTTTATAAATATAATAAAATATACTATAAAATATACTATAAAATATATTATAATATACTATAAAATGTTTTAGTATACTATAAAATATTTTATTATATTATAAAATATATAGCATGAATTCAACCAAGTCAAATTTTGCAGCAAAAAATAAAAAACCTATTTTTAAAAATAATAATTTGACGCAATTATTTAAGTTAATAAGCGAAAAAAAAGGATTTTTTGCTTTAATTTTAGCAACTTTAATATCTCAACTTTCTATTACTTATTATGTAAGTGAAAATGTTAAAATAGAGGAAGAAGATGGAAAAAAAAAAATTAATAACAAAATTATTGGAGCATATGTAGCAGCATTTATCATAATTTTAATTTTGGCATTTATTTCTATGCCCACATGGTTAAAATTTATATTATTTTCTATCTTTTCTGGTGCGTTTGGTGTAATTTTAGGATATAGAAAATCTGGTGTAGATCCTGGTATTGTTAAAAGTGCTTTAGTTGGAACGGCTAGCATTTTTGTTACTATGTTTGCTTTTGGTGTAGCATTAATAGCAAGCGGTATTAAATTAGGGTTACAATTTGGTTTAGGTTTGTTTTTTGCTTTATTGCTGTTAATAATTATTAGCATCGTCAATATTTTTATTGTTGAATCTTCGTTATTAAAAAAAATACTTGTTATTGGATCATTACTAATATTTTCGTTATATATTGTGTATGATACTAATAATATATTACAACGAAATTACAATGGAGACTTTATAACAGCATCTTTAGATTATTATTTAGACATAATTAATATTTTTAAAGGGTTATTAACTGGATTGGAGTTTGATGAATAAGTAGACTCAAATTTTATTTATAACTATATTAACCTCATTTGCTAACTCTTCGACCAATGGGTCATTTTTATAATCATTTATATATTTTATTTTTGAAATACCACTTGAAACCATAAGTTTCATACAATTATAACATGGATAATGACTAATATACGCTATACATTCATTACAACTAACTCCTCGTTTTGCGCAATCAGTAATTGTATTTTGTTCAGCATGAATAGTAGCAATATTATGATTATCTTTTATAATCATTTTGTGTTCGCAGCCAGCAATATAACCATTATAACCTTGTGCTATAATGCGATTATCTTTTACAAATAAACAACCAACTTGAAGGTGCTCACAAGAAGAGCGGGACACAGTTAAATTAACAATACTTTTAAAATATTCATCCCAAGATGGTCTATTATTCATAATTATAATAACTATAATAATTATAATTATGAATAATATTTATATAATTATTATTTTTATTATTTTTTATTTATGATATAAAATTAAGATATAAAAATTTATGGTATAGGAATAAATTTCCACCCTAAATCTTCACATATTTTTTTCCATATTTGGTCTTGTTCTATGCGTTTTTCACGATCTTTTAACATAGGAAAATAAGGCAAAAAACTGCGTTCATTTAGCAATTCACATAATTTATATAATGTATAATAATAATTTAAAAAATTAACTCTATCTTTAGGACAATATTTGGAATAAGGTTTTTGTAATTCCATAAATAAATTACATAATGTTTCTTCAAGTTCCGCACTCATTATTGGGGGTCTTATTCCCAATTTATCTTTTATAAATGGTATATGTTCATAATATTTATTATAACCTAAGTTTTTCAATATTTCTTTGGTTTTCTTATTTGTTAAATCATTAAGACTTATACGTTCTTTTTTAATTTGATTTTTAATATTTTCAAATACTTCGTCGGGTATATTTGTGCTTTCTTTTGCTTGAAATTGTGCTAATATTTCTTTTAAATGATTTATTCTTTTATAAGCATAAAAGCATACTTCTTTTGGTGGTTCTTTATAAGATGGTTTATCTATTTCAATTAAATATTTAATACTATTGGAACAATTACTACATATAGACATTCCCTCACTCTCTACATAAACCATTTCCCCCTTTTTACATACATTACATATATCAGATGGATAAATAAATTTATCATAATTTAAGTATTTAGAATCAATATTATTAAAATATTTATCTATAAAATTATTATTGTTTGTTTTAGTATAATTCTCATCTGTTATTTTAGCATTATTTGTTTCAAAATTCATAGTATTATTTGATTCATCGGAAATATTTAATGAGAAAAATTGTTTTACTATATTATTTTTATCCGAATTCTCAAATGTATCATTAGTAGATATATTCTTTTTATTTTCAAAATAGTCAAAAATGTATCTAGAATTATTTAAATAGTAATTCTTTTCTTTAGTTTTGAGAGATCTTATCATATTTTTATATTTATTAATGCTATCTAATAGTTCCAATTTATTTTTTGATTTATTTAACATGGATTCAAGTTTATCGATTTGTTTCAAGTATTTAGGAATAACTACTTCTTCATTATATTTGAAAGATTTTATTATTTCATTATGTTTGCTATCCAATGTAGTTTTAATAGCATTAAATTTTTTCATTTACTAGAGACTATATTTTTAAGGTAGTAAAAATTTATATAATAATATTTTTAATTATTTAATTTAGTAATTAATATAATTCTTATTTAATTATTTAATTCTTATTTAATTTAATTATTTAATTTAATTATTTAATTTAATTAAATTAAATTAAATTACAAAAAATTTTTTTCTTTAGGAATATTATAAAAAAATGGCTGGTGGATTAATGCAATTAGTCGCCTATGGCGCTCAAGATGTTTATTTAACAGGTAATCCTCAAATTACCTTTTGGAAAGTAACTTACCGTAGACACACCAACTTTGCGATGGAATCAATTGAACAAACTTTCAATGGTCAGGCTGATTTCGGTCGCAGAGTTACTTGCACCATTTCGCGCAATGGTGATTTAGCTTACCGCACTTACTTACAGATCACTCTTCCTGAAATTGGTCAATTTTTAGGCAACGGTGGTGATGATGTATATGCCAGATGGTTAGATTTCCCAGGTGAGCAATTAATTTCTCAAGTTGAAGTTGAAATTGGTGGTCAGCGCATTGATCGTCAATATGGTGATTGGATGCACATTTGGTGCCAATTAACTTTATCAAAAGAGCAAGAACGTGGCTACTACAAGATGATCGGTAATACTACTCAATTGACATACATTTGCGATCCAGATTTTGCGGAAGTCGATGGTCCTTGCTCTGCTGATGGCATCCGTCAAGTTTGTGCTCCTCGCAGAGCTCTACCAGAAACAACCTTATATGTTCCCTTACAGTTCTGGTATTGCCGCAATCCCGGTTTAGCCCTACCTTTAATTGCTCTACAATACCACGAAGTAAAAATCAATTTAGACATTCGCAATATTGAAGAGTGCTTGTGGGCGGTAGATAAACTTGATGGAACTGGTGTAAAAGTTAATAACGCATACAAACAATCGCTAGCCGCCGCGTCTTTATTTGTTGATTACATTTTCTTAGATACTGATGAGCGCAGACGCATGGCCCAAAATCCACACGAATACTTAATTGAACAATTACAGTTCACCGGTGATGAGTCGGTTGGTTCGTCATCAAACAAAATCAAATTAAATTTAAATCATCCGTGCAAAGAATTAATCTGGGTAGTTCAACCAGATTCAAACGTTGATTATTGCTCTTCGATAACAGCGGGCAGCGAACTAAACAAACTATTAGGTGCTCAACCATTCAACTACACCGATGCGTTTGATGCCTTACCAAATGCTGTTCATGCGTTTGGTGGCAAGCAAGCAATAAGTTCATCGGGAACTGGCAGCACTACCTTCATTAATGCCAGTGGAATGTTCCAAGACCCATTTGCCAATGATGTTTCTACAAGCGGAGCG